TGGTATTTATGTTCCAACTACACTACAAGAAATTACCGAGGGTGATGGTGCATCCACAACAGATCAAATTATTACTCTTACAAATGGATTAAATGCCTCTTCCAAAACCACAGGCGCTCTTAAGTTAATAGGTGGATTGGGTGTGGGTGGTGATGTTTATGCTACAAATTTTTATGGTGACGGATCAACCGATGCCACATCTGGAGGTGAAGGTGCTATTACAACCCAAGGTGGTATCTATGCAGCCAAAAAGATTTACGCAGGTGATGATGTCATTACCTTTTCTGATAGAAGACAAAAGACAAACATAGAAAGAATAGAAAACGCTCTTGATAAAGTGTGTGAATTAAGTGGTTATACATTTATTCACAATGGTGATCGAAAAACTGGTGTTATTGCACAAGAAGTAAAAGATGTTCTTCCTGAAGCCGTTTATGGGTCGGAAGAAACTTCATATTCTGTAGCATATGGTAACTTGGCTGGTATACTGATCGAAGCTATAAAAGAAATCAAAAACGAAATTCAACAATTAAAAGATAAATAAAACTAAATCATTTTTACCATGTTTCATAAATCAAACTGGGTAAAAAGGAGGTACTACTAATTTACTTTTCCATGGAATCGGCGAGAGCCAAAATGAGAACACCGACGATGAAAGCCATCACGGCGTAATTACATTCAGTTTCTTCGAGACCTACCTTTTCGGTCTCGGGTTTTTCCACGACGGCTACTTCTTGGCGCCGAACGGGTGGTTCAAGCTCCTCGAGGGGACAATAACCTATCATTATTATACTTTACTTAGAGATTAATTTCAGTCTTCTTCTTCCTACGAGTCCTCTTTGGCTTGGAGGCATCAACATTCACTTCCTTGACTTCACCTCCTGTGGACTCCCCAGAGATTGACACGATGTCTGACACGTCGTCATCATCTATGGCCGGTTGGGAGGTCGCAGAGGTCGTTGAGGTGTTCATTGGTGGTGGGGGTGGCATCATAATACCACCCATCAAACTTGAAATGTCAACACCTGGTCCTTGCATTTCGTATTGCCCTGTGCCCCCAACTGGAGCATCTACAGCTGGTTGATCAGGGGATCGAGTTGTGTTCTGAACCGCTGCCATCATATTCTTCACGAGGTCTGGATTTTGTTTAATGACATCGTTCATATTTGGGAGAGCCGACTTGAACATACTGTTTGTCAAGTGGAACATCATCGCAGAACCACCAAGCATCATGATGAGCTTGATTTCTGGTGCAACGCTGACCTTGGAGCGGTACTTCACATACAACTCTTCAAAGACGCCGTCGTAGTCGTCTACATTTTCCATCACGGATTCAGACCAACCTTCGAGTTGGATCTCGAATGGGTTGTACCTCTTATTGAGGAATTCTAAGCCTGTAACACAGGCGATCAACATACGCCTTGAAAATCGAATCGACTGCTCGACATCGATACTGTATGTAATTCTCTTGACCTCTGATCTCAATTCGTCAATGTTTGAATAGGCGTTGAGACGCTTATTCACATTGAAACCTTTCTTTTCTAGGCGAGCCAACTTATTGAGAAGATCCGTCTTCTCTTCGTCGATAGAGGTGTATCCCTTGGAAGGTCTTTCACTTTCTTCATCTCCTCCACCACCCATTGGTTCGTCGTCATCGAAAAACATTGGTTCATCTTCACCGTAGTCAACTTCTTCATCTTGTTGTGTTTGTACAGGGGCTGATTGTTTATTTGGATTCACAAACGCATCCATAGCTTCTTGATGTTGAGGTTGTGGTCTGTGTCTTTTTGGGTCGACTGGTCTGCGTACAGGCTGAGGACGGGATGTTGAAATTTCAATTTCATCCATCAGGGCCTGCTCGTCAGCGTCAAGTTTCATAACACTCGTACCACCTCGGTCAATGACTATTTCTTCGTCCATCTACTCTCTATAAGGAAACTATTAAATTACCTTTAACGCACTTTAGAAAAAATATATGTATACTATAAATGTTCAAGTTCAACCGAGCTGACCGTAATGCTATCATGCTAATCCTTGTTCTCATGGCGATCATCCTCGTCCTCACCGCTACCAGAAGCAACTACCAACCCAGACCAATTGCCGTTTCGGCCAAGAGCGAAGCCTCCATCTTCGACCTCGAACACAAGTTGGAATGCGCCCCTGGTCAATCCAAAGAAGGCAGCCCATACACCAAGAGCTTGACTCCAGGTGGTATCTGTGGTGCCCAAAAGCTCGTCAAGGATTATGCGAGCTACGGTATCGAGGAAGGAATCGGTGGATCTTTAATCTAAGCTAATATAAATGGCGTTGATCACTTCACCCACTGAGACTATCCCCGATCTCAACTATGAATATCACACTATCACTATAGATTCAATTGGTCAAGATAGCGCCAATACTTTTACTTGCTACCTTGAACAACCCCTTCGCAATGTTGTCCAGGCTAGACTTTTGGCGGCGCACATTCACTCAAATGTAACCACTGAGCACTGCTACGTATCCATTGAAGAGTTGGACTCTAACTTTTCCGATCGTGCATCAAACACCCTTGGTGGTCAGTCATCTATGACCATTCTTCGCAATTCTTTTGCGAGTCTTGTAACTGATGACAGTTCGCATACCGCTGGTGATTCTCTCATTGTTTTTAAGGATAATTATCCAATCGTCACACAGTATATCGACCCAATTAACCGTATAGATCGTTTTAGAGTTACAATCCGGGATCAAGACGGTAATACCATTAAAAATCCAATCGTTTCCGCTAATAACTTTTTAGTTCTTCGTTTTGTGTGTAGAAAACCAAACTTGTAATTTTCTTATATTAAAGTAGTATACAATGTCTTCGGGTATTGTGCAATTGGTATGTATTGGTGCTCAGGATGAACATATTGTTGGTGATCCCGAGATATCATTCTTCAACTCGACATTTAAGAGACATTCAAATTTTTCGCAATCCATTGAAAAACAAACTATACATGGGCATGTGAAAAATAACTCTCTTTCGACCATTCGTATAGAACGAAGTGGTGATCTATTGGGATACACATATTTCACAATCGATAACGGCGCTCAAGCCATGGACAGCTCAAACTGGGAAAGTCTTATTGAAAGTGTGCAGCTCGTAATTGGTGGACAAGTCATCGACGAACAAGATTCTACCTTTTGCGAAAACATTGCGGTCGATATGTTGGCCCAAAATGTCACAAAGAGTTCAAATGGACCACACCCAGGGGGTAGCACTTCGAGCTCTTTTTTCTACCCACTTCGTTTCTTCTTCTGTGAAGGTGCGCAGTCGGCGATTCCATTGGTTACTCTTCAGTACCACGACGTGGAGTTGAGAATTCGTTGGGGATCTAACGCTGGTAATTACAACTGGGAATGTTACTCAAATTATTACTATCTTGATAATGAAGAACGTGGTAATATTGCTTCAAGAACACACGATATGTTGATCTACCAAGTACAAAAGAATATAGGTTCAAATGATCATATACAAAATCTCAATTTTAACCATCCAGTAAAATTTATTGCGAGTGCGAATAATAGTGGTAGTAGCCCACTTGCATCGGAAACGAACAGAATCAAATTGAGTGTGAATGGCGTCGATCTTTCAAATTATAAATGGGCAAGACCAAATTTCTTGGATGTTTCTCACTATTATCACACAAATTACGTGACATCTCCAGATATATTTATGCACTCATTTTGCCTAACAACAAGTCTTCATCAACCAACTGGTTCGTTGAATTTTAGTCGCATAGAAAATGCAAAGATTCACAGTGAAACTGAAGTATTGAATGATACAATTTACGCCGTAAACTACAATATCCTCAGACTAGAAAATGGTATGGCGGGTCTTGTATACGCAAATTAAAATCAGGGATTATATAAATGGTGAAAACCACTGGTGTGACCCAACCTACAGACAAGGTGCGTCTTGGTAGGTTCACAGAGTGTGATCAACCACATAACTCAATAGTATTGAATGCATCGAATGCAAAGATTGACAACATTGAACATAGTGGATTTTACGTGACACCAATTAGGAATGCAAATTGCTCAAATTTACTCGCGTACAATTCCACTACAAAAGAAATTATCGACGTCGGCGGTCAAAAATTGAAGATTTCTTCATTGGAAGTAGAAAACCTCGATGTTGTGAATTCAAATACGGTTCATAATTACTATATAGATAATCCCGTTTTCGACATCGCGAGGGGAAACACCCACAACTTGGAAGATGTTGGTATAGTCATGCACAGAAGTGGTGGAAATGTTGACATAAAGTTCTCTGAAAAGGATAATCATCTCTCGTTGAACAAGGATTTATCCGTAGATGGAACTGTCAAAGCCAAAATATTTGAAGGTGACGCGGGTCTTCTCTCAAATGTTCAATTTAATTTTGAAATCGGAGATACTTTTGAAAATTTGAATGTTACAAAAGAATTACGGGCCGATGGGGGTCTTCTTTCAAACATCTCTATTCAACAATTAAAGGATTTGGATGGTGCATCCCTCAATCTATCTGCGGCGTATGTCGATGGTCCAATTCAATCTAAGAAGACTATCATGTCTCACACGAGCGTGATCGCACCCACATTCAAAGGTGACGGGACACAGTTGGAGGGGGTGGCGCTCGAGAAGGATCTTCAAGAAAGTTTCGGAAGAATAGAAAAAATTGAAAAAGTTTTACCAACTATAAAAGTTTTAGAAACAAGTGTTCAAAAAATTCCAAACATTGAACCATTGGAAGAAAGAATTACTTTAGTTGAAAATACTTTGACCAACTTCAATCCAAATGATAGTAGAATTGAATCACTTGAAAAATATAATTCATATGTTCATGAAAAAATTCAAAAGATTCAAAACATTGAAAAAGATTTAAAAACTTTGAAACCAACTATTCCGGACATTTCTGAAATAACCCAAAATGTTACCAATATTAAAAATGAAATTCCAAAAATACCAGAACTTGAAGAAAAGTTTAAAAACTTTGAAAAAGTTTTTCCAAAAATTAAAAGTATTGAAAATTCGATTTTTTCAGTGAATGATAAACTTGTAAAAATTCCAAACTTGGATCAAAGACTCGGTAAGATAGAGTCAAGCACTGTGAAGACAGAAGACTTTAAATCTGTGAAAAAGATTGTTGATGATTTAAACACAAACATTCCAAAACGTATAAACACCGCCATTAAAAATGCATCGGATCACTTGGAAAATCTCGACAAACAGATACTTCGTTTTGGTCCTCTCGAATCTCTCGTATCAAATATTCATGATGCAGAAGAGAATATCTTTGTCATTAAGGAGGGGTTACCAAAACTTGACGAACGCATCACAGAACTTGAAGAATATGTACCTCCGCCACCAACCCTTCAAAGTGTGACTTCGTGTGAAAGCAATACGGTGTGTACAGTGACATTTGAAAATCCAAAACTTTCACTCACAACATTTGGTAATATTGGTATAGGTACAGACAAAGCCTCTTCTAGATTAACTATTAAGAATGACCCAGATATAACATCTGTGATTGGTGAAGTTGATGCAATTAAATTGAATGATCTCGCACAAATAAATGCATACACAAAGGCTAATAATGGTTTGAGTACAGGTAAAGCTGGTGGTCTTGTATTTAAAACAAAGAGACCCAAGGGAATACTTGAACCTAGTATGACTATAGATGGGAATGGTTCTGTTACAATAGGAGGAGTCGTTCCAAGTCCATCTGCTATACTCACCCTCAACTCAACAACGCGCGGATTATTGTTGCCACGTATGACGACCGAACAAATTGATAATATTAAAAACCCCGAACCAGGTCTTATGGTTTATGACACCGATAAGGATACATTTGTCGGATATAGAAAGACTGGTTGGACCGAACTTTGCTAAAATAAAATGACTTATTATATAAATGGTGAAGAACCTAAACACTATTGAAAGATCCGAAAGGATCAGAATAGGTAAATACACACCAGATGAACAGGCGATAAATTCCATCATCATTAACGCCTCTTCAGACCTACTCGACGCAAATGTGAGTGGGTTTCATGTGTCACCTATTCGGAAAGATTCAAGTGTTTTGTCAAACACACTAGTATATAATACAGTGACTAAAGAAATTGTAGATTCTGGTGAAAATGTCAATAAATCTTTAGAAGATGTGACAGCCATAGGTAATACCACACCATATACCGTAGAGTTTCAAAATACGACCGCGAGTTTCGTTACATATGGTTCCGTGGGCATTGCAAACACCGCACCCGTCCACACACTTGACATTGGTTCAAATGTTTCCATTGATGACACCGGTTCGAATGTGAT